ACAGTCTTGCCACCACCAGTTGCAATCTTTAATATCCCATTACCACTAATTGTTGATGATATAATTGCCTGACGTTGATAATCACGAAGTTTGTCAACATAATTATATTTATAAACATCAGGCAAATGTATTCTATTATCAGATACCTCGATATTATAGTTATATTGTTTTAGTATGTTTATCACACGTGATAATAATCCAATAGGAAATCTCCTTGTCTGCATATTAAACAACTTGGTAAATCCATCCCATTGAATACGTTTTTTCCTAAATTGCATAGCCTTAAATTCAGCGCCTTCTGCCTTAAATTGACATTCTTGCTGAATTCTGGCTAAATGTTCTATGGGTAATTTATCTATTATTTTCCCATAGATATTATTTACTTCTATTAACATAATGTTCTCCTATATTAGCGATTTAAATTTAGCTAATGATAGTATAAAATAAGACTTATCATGCAAAGTAAGCTTAATTATTGACCCATTTTTAATGCCCTTAATATCACTATCCATTAAATCAATGATTAGATTCTTTGTATTATGTACCTTGGGTATTAATATAAGGGTTTTATCTGCCGATATATCAAACCGTTCGAAATCCTGAGGTTCTAATAATATAAACTTATCAGATTTACCTGATGGCATAAATGCAATAGCAGAATTTTTATTAACATCATCTGCACGTTGCCGATTTTTCTCAATCCATAACATCTTTATGGTTATCTTGTTATCTGTGGGTGTGATGTTCTTACATTCAATTAGCCACTTGTCATTTCGTACATCACCATATCCGAATCTTGCATTAGATCCACTATATGCGACTACTTCCATACCCAAGAAATCAGCTACAGTCTTTTCAAACTTACTTCCACGCAACCGATTATTCTTATTTATACGTTTCTGCGCTTTCTTGTCCATGAAATCACCTTCCATTATAGATTTTGTAAATAATAGATAAAGGATAATGACTTCATATACAGTTGTGAGGGTGACAACTGATCATCACCCTCACAATTTCATTTATAGATTATTTATCACAGCCGTTATAGAGAGCATCAAGTTCCTCATCTGTGAAATCCTGAATATTGGTTTTGCCGTTACCATATTTCTGCAGTTCGGCTATTACCACATTGAAGTCATTCAGGTACTTAGGGTTACTTGTGAAGATTTTATTTATTTCATTAATTTTATTGGTTCTTTCACTTGAATTTGCCTTTGCGGTATCTGCGGTAGGAGTTGCTGTCTGTGCTGGCTTTGATGAATTTGCCGTAGGTGTAGGTGTCGCATTAGCCGATGTATTCTGTACTGTGGGCTGACCATCTTCCATAGGCACACCATCAATCATCACACCACCGAGTCTTGCATAAATTACTTGGGCAGCAGCCTTCTCTGCATTCTGCCTATCGGATTTAAGTGCAAGATAGGCGATAAATCCTCTCGGACTCTTATCCGATTCCCATATCTGACTGAATTTCTGACCTTTATACTTGCCGTTCGGCATTTCATGGTCAAGTGCTTCTTTCAGCGTAGGATATACCAGCACAGGCGGTGTAGTAAGTGCTGCCCAGTTTCCGCCGACACTTTCAACTGTAGCCTGCATTTCCTCAATAGTTCCAGGTGCATATTCCGCTTCCACATCGAACAGAGTGCCCATTGTTTCGGGGTTATATTCAAATGATGAACTGCCGAGATTGGTTACTGTATATGTAGTATCATTGCGGTCTTTGCCTGTCTTCAACAGACCCCAGTCTACATTCAGTACATCAACGCCCATCTTGCGTGTTGTGGCAATTGTCTTGAATACCTGTTCACCAGCATTAAGCTTCTGTACTTTCTGTTCGTCATAATCGTATACGTTGCACACATGGCGTACTCTACGTCTTACCTGCTGACCATCACACAGCGGACAATGTGCATTAGGATTCTTAGTTGTCTTCGGGCATCTGATTGTGCGGAATGCTCTGACCGTCTGACCGTTCTCGATAGTTTCTACCTCAAGGCAATGTTCGAGATAAGAATACGGCTCTGCACCATCAGGCAAAAGAAGTCTGACTTTCTTGGTTTTTCCGCTCTCCAGTTTTACTTCGTCCTGTGCACCACTTGTACCTGGCAGTATTGACTGATCGCCAGTAATGTTACTCCAACTCATAAATAGTCCTCCTTAGTCTTTGACTTAGCCTTTGATTTGGTAGCTTTCGTGCTACATTATTATATTGAACACAGCACCGATTAGAATAAGTTATATCGGCTCTGCATTTGCCTGAATTATTTAACTATGATGCGATTATGTGTAATTGAATTACCAATCTGATAATTGTATCTTACCCACAAGCCATATTGATCATGAAGGGTATTACCTTCAGCATCAAATGCATCTATCAGAATTACATTGGCTATGTAGTTAGCCGATTTAAGTTTAGATGCCCTATTAATAGCAGTCTCTCTTTTGCTATTACCGCAGAATCTATAACCATCATTATAAAGGCTCTGGATAATCGGATTTTCATACACCTTAGACGTTCTATTTGACGGTATGATTTCATTTTCTCTCATAAAGATAAACTTACCAGATTTCTCAGAGAATACCCTGTATATCCAGCCATTACTGTTATCCTTACGATATACTGTTTCTATGTAGATACGGTCAGGCATTGTATCATGTGTAAACCTGATATCAACTACACTACCGACCTCATATTTAGGTACACTATACATTTACATCACTCCTATCTTAAATCAATTATATCTTCGTTGTCCGCACCAGTACCTATCAGCTTAACTGGTACTCCAGTAACATCTTCCACCTGTGCAATGAAATCCAGCACTTTCTGTGGAAGTTCCGCATATGATTTACATTTGTATGCACCCCAGTCTATGTACTGTGCAAAATTCAGGGCGATCATAGTAGGTCTGTTGAGTTTGGTTACATATTTCAGCCTATCCCAATTCATCTCAAACACCCTACGCATCTTTTTGGTTACTGTGGTCATTTCACCAAATTCCACATCATCAGGTGCACCGCATCTCTCTTTAACGATATCCCATGTGATTTCCTCTGCACCATTATAATCACCAGATGATGTTATAAGTACGTCACCATTCTCATCTGTCAGATTGGTTGTGTTGCTAATACGGATAGGGTATGGGCGCATTATCATTATGATTTCATCTACCAGTTTGGGTGATATACCACAGTCAGCCACCAACTGCCCAGCATGGCATTGTCTGCTGGTAGTATTCGGATAAGGTAAGCCGTAATTGATATCGAGATCACAACCCTGTGAGCCTTCAACCAGCACATTATGTTTGCTGTCTATTGCATCATTTATGTATTCCATAGTATCCATGACTACAATATGATCTTTTACATATTTAAGGTCACCATATGTTATGCAATAATTAAGATCGCCATAATCTCCTTCATCATCACCAAAATCACCGCCATTTTCTGAAGTAAGTTTATTCCAAAACTCTCCAAATAACATTGCCTGTCGCATTACCTTATCTGCTCTTGCAGAACCGCATCCTTTAAATGTTGATCCACTACGGAGTACCCTCTGCTCTTCTCTGCGGTGCTTATCTGCAATTACTACTGCGTTTGGATTGATAATTACCTTGCGGTCACCGATTATATCGCTGTATTTAAGTATCTCGTGAAACAGGATAGCTGGAGTTATTGCCGCTTCAGGTGCTATTACCAGCGATGTATTCGGATTTACGAGTGATGTAGGCAGTTGCTGTGTCATGTATTTATTGTCACCCATCACAAATGTGTGTCCAGCATTCGACATAAAATTATCGATAGCCACATCCACATTGTCATTCAATGCAAGGTATCCAATAAATTTACCCTTGCCACAAGATCCTGCCTGTGAGTCCAATACTACTGTTACCATGTTTAAAAACTCCTCTCATTTGGTTTCATTTGTTATATTGACCGAACCGATGTTAGCATTAAGTGCTTCATTTATAAAATCTGAAGTCACTATATGAGAATAGATACGTAAGATTCTGACTGTGCCAATTATCGCAATTATCACAACTTTCAAAGTATAATGCGCCCTGAGATTCATTCCAACCATACAATACCAATTCAAGTGCCTTATCACATTCTTTATTGGATGTTACCTCATAGAATCTACCATCATCTATTGGTGAGAATTGATTATCCTGAAATATCACACCTGTAATAGTATCTTCAAAATGGCTGTATGGATCATTCTGTGCCTGTTCAACTCTATTCAACACAGTTAAGATTACAAGTGCCTTGCCATATACATCTTGGTCTTCAGCTTCAGCCATGGCTAATCTTGTCAGTAAACTGGCTTCATCATCAGTAATATCATAAAATACATGTCTCTCTGTTACTGTGGTTGTAGTCACCTGTGTGATATTAGGTGTAGTTGTGATAGCTATATGAGGATATTCTGTTGTTTCTGCAGTATCTATCGCACTTACTGCAACAACTTTACTATTATCATTGTAACTATCGATTATTTTACGTACACCCATTATCAAACAAGTGATCGGCAGTATACTCACAATAATTAAGCCAATCAATTTACGTTTTGCATATCTTCTTCCTGATCTCATAGCTTATCTCCTCTTTTTCGTGATATATGGTGCGGAATAGCCATTCTGTGAGCAACTCATTAATTTCATCTGTAATCCCATATCCTGAGCCTTAACAAGTCGCATAAATGCCTTAGGATCTCTTATTGTAAGGAATCCATTCAATAAATCAAGGCGATTTTCTGTCAGGAGTACTCTATAAAGATCGTCATATCTAAAGAATGGCTGTGAATTAGCATATAACTGCAATTCCTGTCCATCAATAACTGTTGTCTTGCCATCACGCAGATTATCTTCAATATGCTCTTTCATAAGAGTATCAAGTTCCATCTTACGATTTTTAGCATTCTTCTCAAGAGATGTAAGATACTCTCTCTCATGTTCGAGAGCCACCCAATCAGTATCTTGTGACTTGATATAGGGTGTATTTGATATCTGACTGTTATGAAGTGCTTTCTGATATGTCGAACATGTATGACGGCATTCCCTATATCCGCAATATTTATTCAACTTTTCTTCCCAGACAGTATCGTTGATAATCTGGTTATAGATATTGTTGACATAATCTTCCGCAGATTTAAGGTCATCATCTGTAAACTCTTTACATTGTTGCCAGCCATAATAGAACAGATCATATCCTGATATCCATTTCTCAACTTCAGGCAAAAGGTGTCTTCTAAGAACGATCTGATATATCCTCAACTGTAAGCTACTGGCAAGTTCCGCAGTTGTAAACGGCATACGATTAGTTTTATAATCCCTAAGTATACCTATTTTGTTGTTATTAGTGCGGATACCAGCATAGTCAACAATCAAACCAAATGTACAACCACCCAGTTCACCACGCCATTCTTTCTCAATCAGTATGGGTTTGTCCTTGCGAGTATCTACTGGATTTGCCTTAAAATAGGTCTTAAGAAGATCTTTGGCTTCCTCATATGTACCAATACCAGTAAGATCATATCTCTTCCATACGTCATTCAACGTATTTACCACATCAAGCACAATACCAGTATCTCTATAGGTCTTAACCATAATCTCGGCAACTTCATGCAATATTGAGCCGAATTTAGTGAAATAATTGGCATTATCAATATGAGCCGTTTCTTCTGATATGTATTCATGATAGAAACATGCTGGGCACTGCTCATACGATTGGATCTTAGACACCGACAGGTAATCGAGTTTGCCCTCTCTCTTCTTCCATGATACTGGTATTCTTGATATTACCTCACCAGTATCCAATGTGATTTGTGCTTCCATCTCTGAACGATTGCGGAATATCTCAAGCTTCAGATTGTCCTTGTTGAGATGTTTGCACTTATCACAATCATTACAATCGTGACCATTACACATTGATTACTTCCCTCCTAATAATTTATTTAATTTATCTGCAATTTCAGTTGCTTGTGAACTTGATATCTGTACATATCCATCTTCACCCTCAACTTCCTTAGCATTCTTGAGTAATTCATATGCCTGATGTACTGTGTGTATCCAAGCATCTTCTTCAGGTATCACAAATCCCTTTTCAACTGGTCTGTCGTTTATCCATTTGTATGGTGGGATCGTTTCATTAAAATCCTTGAAAACCTCATCAATGTTTATATCGTTCTCTTCACATTTGGCGATAAGTATGCACATAGCATTAGCCAATCGACTGCTTTCTTGAAGAGATGTACTAAGTTCCTTAATCTGTCTACCAGTATAATCAAACTGTATTGCTGGTGTATGAATTTTTATTGGCACTCTGGTCTGTTCTGACAGATTAATTGTGGTCATACAATCAGGACATTGGTACTGTATCACTAATCCGAATGGTGACCAGTCTATTATCATTATCGGCTTCATATACTCATGCCCACAAGCTGGGCATATTACCTTCTGCAACCTCTTATTTGCAATCATACCACCATTCATTTCGTACTCCTCAATTGGTGGCATCTTGATGTTCTTGAATTTAGATTTGTCCACCTTAAATTCAGCTCTGTTAGAAGTGCCAGATGAAACTGACACTCCTTTACATTTATTACACAGTACCTTACTTGCACTCATAAACTTGGTAACTTCTACATCATCGCCACAATTAATACATTTACATATTTTAGTGGCACTACCATCTGATTTCTTACGTTCCTTAGGTGGATTTTTAGCAAGTGCTTCAGCCACAATGTCTGGGTTGATTGGTACATTATTAGCCTTACATTCATCACATTTACAGGTTTTCTGAGAAGCAAATTTCGTAAGTATTATCGTCTTTCCACAGCCTGTACAGATAAACTCTTTCGTATCCTTATATCCTTTATCGTCCATATTCATCACCTTATTTAACCTGTATGAAATGTCCATGTATTACCGTAACATTATTCGCATTGCAGAATGATATCAGGCGTTTCATCAATTTATCCTTGGTCTGTACTACCAAAGTCTGAGATGTTCCCCAACGCTTCGCAATTTCAGACATATAATTTACGATGTTGGGGTTGAAGCTGTTGATATCTTCATCATATAATGCTACCAACAGATCGTATACCCTTGTATCTTTATCGAGAGTTTCTCTGAATTTCTGAATGTAATCCTTATCACTCATATTATCGATCAGCATCTCGATTTCATCACTACCATCTGTTATGTTCATCATTGCGATTTCATTATGCTCACAGATTTCTCTGGTTTCGATGTTATGACCGCCACATTTATGGCATGTATATTCATTATTTCCTGTTCTGTTGAGCCTTGATTTATGTCCACAGTCCTTGCAAACCTGTTCGGTGTTCACCATTATGTGTTTCCTGAGGTATCCTCTCACTCTGTAAATGCCCTGTGCGATTATGTATTCGATGGGATCACCTATATCCATCTTTGCCTTATGTATTGAAAGAGCCACACCCAACAGAAATTCCTGTTTGAGATCTTCTGCTTCCACCTGACGATTTTTGTACAGGTATCTGCCGATGCGCCTTGGCATATATTCGTCTCTTATATGTTCGAGTAAGCTATTTTCAGCCACTCTATCACCAGATTGTGCAAGTTTAAGCAATTGCACCAGATATTCTTTGTTATCCATGACTTTATATCTCCTTATATTTTAACATCAAACGGTTTGTCCGTTCCTTTTTTATTATAACACAGAAGACCGCCTTTTGTCAATAACCATTCTACTAATTATTCGCCATCTTGATAATCCGATTTATATTCGTGATATTGAAGCTGTATTCCTGTTCTCTGAATTTGATTATCTTGGGTCTACACAATTGACCAGATTTAATCTCTGATACCACTATGAATGTTATGTCGAATGAGTCCATCCTCACATCTACTTCACCGATAGCATCTTTGATATATCCATCTTTGTATCGCTCAGCCGAAATAATCCTATCAGTACATGGTATTGTATATGCGTATCTATCGCCAATCAATCCATCTATATATTCGACTGTACCTTTCTTGAATGTTGTCGGATCATACTTTATACTCTGACCTTCTGCTTTGGGTTCATAATAATATCCTGGTATACCGTCATTGTTTAACAGTTCTATTACAAAATCTTTGCAATATGCCTGATATGCCTTGAGTGATACCCCACTTGTACTGAAGCTTGGTAAATCAAGATCATATTCATCTAATGTACCAAGCAATTCATTAGTCTTGTATAATGATATTTTCACTTCATCATACTTCTTATCAACATTGACGGTAATTCTATTTACTTTAGTACCTTCCATTAGAATACCTCTATATACTTGTGATGGGCAGTTAACAAGTATTTCATTATTAACTGCCCATCACATACTTTACCGATTATCCGATATGTTCAGCGGATTTATTCAGCACAATCGTCTGCAGTAGGCATCTCAGCATCTGTACCCTCTTCGCCACCATTATCCTCAGCTTCGGTAGGTTCAGGCTTCGGCTTTTCGATTTTCGGCAGAAGACCATTCTCAACGAGAAGATTTTTGATGCTTGTCTGTGTAAGTACAACGCCATCAGAGAGTTCTCTTGGCTTCTTCAGCTGACCAGATATTGCTGATACTGTGCATACTGTTTCAACTCTCTTATCAGCAATCTGGATTACAACAGGATATACCGCATCAGCATACTTAATGTTGCCGTTCTTGTAAGATTCCTTCACCGCAATTGTAGGCTCACCGATACCCAGATCGATCTCAGTACCTTCAGGCAGGTGTTCCTGTTCAACCATTTTATTAACGATGTTATTCTGCACCTTATTGAGAGTATCTGTAATAGCCTTCTCTGCCATCTTCTTGGAGTACTCTGTGAATGTGTCTTCATCGTACTTTGAAGGGAACTTGAATTCATCAGCCCTTCTGTCAACAGGATCGTACTGAATACCGAATGTTGTTGCATTTACGCAGAGGAATGTCTTGAATGCCGAAAGCTTGTCCTGTGCAGTTACAGGTGCTTCGTCTGTACCCTCAGGGAATGTGAAGCCAGCGTTCTGTACCTCAGGATCGTTTGAATGTACTTCCTTAATTTTGTCGTGTGTGCGGTAGAATATACCAACAGCGATACCCTCACCCTGCCAGAATGCAGTGATCTTATTACTTCTTACGAGTTTGTTTTCTTCCATTTGGAAATCCTCCTTAAATTTGATTTGTTCGTGAGTCCATCTTAAATGGCTCTATTTTGACTATTGTGTGTGCTATGTTGCCGATAAAGTTTATGTTTTTTAACATTCTTTCATAAACTTCGGCTTTCGATAGACTGCTAAGCTTTTTGTACTTAATGAAGAAAAACAAAACTACTATACTTGTTGTACAAGATCTTCCGGAAAAAGCATCATTGGTTCTTTCTTTTTGGAGAAACGTTGATTATAACCTTAGTTTATTATAAATTTGTATAGTAGTTTGTGATTTCTTCATTATCCGATGCCATTAGACATTAACTGAAGATATCAAGTATTAGATCGAGATTTTCAGCATCTTTATCGATTACGATGTTCTGTTCCTTGTTGGCATAATTCAGGTATTTAATTATCACAAATGTGGCTCTGAACGGTTCTACCACTTCATACCAGCTATGTTCACCATCATCAAAATACTGAACAGGTATTACATCGATAATCTTCTTAATGCTAGCATAATCCTTGTCACCTACCGCATCAACCAATATCTTACTACCTATTACCATTATATCACCACCTTTCTATATACTTAATGCGACACCATCTGTGTACCATATAAACAATAGATGAAAGCCATCATCTATTATTTAGCTGTAATTGCATTCTTGCGATTTTGTCCAGATCGCTATTTATCTTCATCATCTTCCCATCAAGTTTTGCTCTTTGCTCTTGCATCTTGAGGGACTTGCGTATCAGTTCTTTTACTATGGGATTAGTCATATCCAATTTATTATTATGTGTTAACTGTGGCAGAGGATTTCTAATCTCTTGCAGTTTATCATCTATTTCATTTATCCCCCTTGTCAGATGTTCCATTTGCAGACCATATACATCATGTAATTCTATCAGGTTCTTAGCCTTATTCCTTAGATCTGTGTCTGTAATTTCTACATCTATCAGTTTCTTCTGCTCTTTGGGTTTTGGCTGCGTGACCGTATCCACACATTCTTCGCATTCAGTATTTATATTCTGTTCTTGTACGGCTGAGATTATTTTAGCCACCATATATATTCCGAACAGTATCCCTATGAGTATCATCAGCGACTGTATGTTATCAAGCCAATTATTTATTGCCATTTGTATTACCTCACACCCTTACGCATTTATCATAGATAATTACTGCACTTCCACGTATTTCAGGTGCATATTCGCATCTGGTCACGCAGATATCCACATTCTTCCATTTCAGCAGTTCTGCCTTTTCATTATCTGTTAATGGCTTACAGAGTTTGTACAATGTACCTCTTATATTTGCCTTAGTCTTGATGCGACTGCTATCATAGAAACCATTCTTGCGATTAACTTCGAGAAATCTGAACAGTTCTAAATCGTACATTTTTCTTCTTTTCATGTGTATTACCTCATTTCTTCTTTTCGTCTTCACCGAACCATTTCTTCATTCGGCTTCCATCGATTTTATTGTTGCATGATTTGATTACATACAGTATCAGTATGAATGCACCTATTGCATATCCCATATCCTCATCTCCTTGTATATTTATCGTTCTGTTGTCTCCTTGTTGTCTGGATTTATCTATATCCGATGGATTACTGTGCATTTGCTGTAGCCTTGGATTTGCGCACTCTCTTTTTCTCTGTAGGTACTTCCTTAGGTGTTTCGGTATCAGCTGTAGGTGTTGCCTTGCTTGATTTTTCTGTCTTAGCCTTTTCAGATCCCTTATTGTTATCGGGCTTTTCTTCAGTAATTATTCCAAGAGCCACCAATGTATCTGTGATATTCTGGTTAAATCTGGTGATGTTGATTTTGTCTTTTTTCAGTTGTCCACTTACTACCTGATATTCCATGGGTATTATCACACCATATTCGGTATCATTTACGTTGATTGTCAGCTTGCAGAGGATTGTTACATTTGCCCATGCCCAATTGCCTGACTTGTTATATTTACCGTTGGTAATACCCATTTTGCTGAGATCTGTACCATTTCCTGTGTGTGTCATAGGTACTATCGCATCGGGTTTGAGTGTCCATGATTTTACCTGATACTTGCATTTGTCAGCCATTGCCTGAATATCGGGCATCATCATAGCCTGTGCATCTTCGTATACCGCATTATCATCAGTATAGGTTCTCTTGCGCATGTTATTTTCTGTGCGCATATCTTCAGGCTTCCAGATGATATTCCATGTGCTTGCATTCTCGATAACGAATGTTCTGAATGACTCTCTTGCTGATACCTTAGATTTGATATCCTCAGGGCATGTCCATGTTGTATCCTTGCTGTCAATTGCTGTCAGCATCTTGTGTGTGCGGTAGAATGTAGCCATGAAACCATCTTCGTTCGGTACTACTGCAATTCTGTTTGCTCTCACCATTTCTATTACTATTGTGTTATCCATATTTTTATCCTCCTTAGTGATATTTGTTGTGTTTGTAGCGTTTGCATTTACCTTGTTATCCATAGTGATTTCCTCCTTGATATTCTCTGTAGTTTCTGTGTTTGTAGTATCGGGTGCATTAGTATTTTCAGCATAGTCACCAGTTGCCTTGATATCCGATACATGTGAGTTGTATTCCTTGATGTATCCAATCCATTTTGCTTTGCTTGTTAGACCACCATCAATAGCTGACTGGATTTCTGCATCTTCCATACATTCAACGATGAAATCTGCACCTTGATTGTACATCTTCTGTGCCAGAGCCTTTACGCTCTCAACTGTAATCTTCTTAGCCATAGTAATACCTCATCTTTCCGCCCATTTGGGCAATTTATTTGTTGTTGGTTTATTTGAGTAGATTATCTCAATTGTGGGCACTTGCTTATTGGCTTATATTCACCCAAATGCCCACTATCAAATAACCTACTTGTTGATATCCGATGTTATTATCCGAGAATGGTTGATATCAGGTTATTGTATGCCGACTGGTCTTCGGTATTGGCTGGACTGGATTTCTGATATTTGGTCATGATGTTATCCAGCAGTTTACGTATCCTCATGCCCTGTTCACTTGTGCTATCAAGGGATTTGTAGCTGTCAAGTATTGCATGAGCGATTACCATGTGTGAATTTTTGAATATGTCTTTGTATGTTCTGATATGCTCTGCTAATATAGATTTCTGCTCAGCAGTTATCGTGTTGATGATTTCATCACATATTCCATTCACATTCATCTTCTGTCCGTTTGCATCGTAAATTTTAGCCATAATTCTACCTCATCTTTCCGCCTGATATCAGGCTATATTATGTAAATTTGGGATTGGAAGCCTTTGTTCCCTTTCCCTGTTTTTATTATACCACATCGAATGCCCTCTTGTCAATAACCATTCCTATTATATCGGTGGAAATGGTACGTGATATTGATTTATTGTGCATCGATGTTGATAACCAGTTATTATATATTTCGTTTGCGTAATTTATCATTACTCTTACGAATTAAATTGTTATTGCTGATACTTATGATGGGCTATCGATACCCTCAGCCATGGGATCGGGATACCCTGTAATGTCTTTGGTGGTATCCTTTATAATCCCGATCCCATATTGCCTTGTCGATGTTGGCATCGATGGCTGACAGTACGGTTGTTTGGGTACTGTTCGGGTACTTCTCTTTATTTATCAGTATTTTCGGGTGTGATGTTATTCAATTCAAATTCCTCAGCCACCAGACCATTAAATTCTGTAATTGTCAGCTTTGGCTTGCATATCTGTCCAGATTTAATCTGCATAGTGTATGGGATTGCCATTGCCTGTCCATTATATTCAATACCGATCGATATATCAACATGAGCATTGCACCATGCACCAGACTTGATGTATCTACCAAATTCCACGTATGACAGGTCGCAATGGGCTGGTGTGACACTCTCAACGATGATAGATGTGATCTTTATATCAAACTTGCATTTGTTAGCAAGTTGCGCCATTGTCACCGCCATGAGATTAGCAACATCATCTTGCACATCGGCATCTGTCATATATACCTTGTGTTGTCTATCCCATGCCTGTGTTGCCTGTGTAGCATCGTAATACAAGTTGTACTTGTGGGCATTAGCCACCAGCCATTTGAAAAATTCATCTTTATTTGCCGTAATTTTGGCATCGGCATTCGGTTTCCATGTGGTATCTGTGCTGTTGATAGTTGCAAGCAGTCTATGTGTACGATAGTATCTACCGATGTAATTACCATCTTCTACCACGATTGTTATTCTGTTTGCTCTGCCTGTGTTGTTTGTCTGTGTTGCCTGTGTTGTCTGTACTTCGGCTTTCTTAGTTAACTTTTTACTCATAGCTGTGTCCTCCTTAGCTGTATTGGTCTTCTTGCTTACCTGTGTTGATTTTGTTGACTTAGCCATAATTAGTACCTCCTATTAATTAATGTGATTTAGGGGATCGGATATCATCTGTTGTGTTTCCCTCTATTACTATTATAACACACAAAGGGTGCTTCTGTCAAGATATCTGATACATAGATGGGGAGTAGTTTCCTATATGTATAGTATATATCTAATGCGAGCCAATAATATATCCATATAAAGTCCATACCTATCTTTTCCGCCAAGCACTCGTACGAGAATGAATATATATTATATATTAATATTCCATGCGAGTCAAAAATAACTATGATTATACATAGGTAGTATAAAGAATAAATAAAGGCAATAAAGACCTATAATTCTTGCATACAGAATAGAAGGTCTACCCATATCTAATATTCAATATATCGGGTGAATAATTTATTATGAAAGGAGTGATTTGTTTGGATTTTACTGAATATATGGATATGTCCAAACAGGCTGTCAAGCAAGAAGTAGTAAAGAAAGATCGTGCTGGATTGGATGCAAGAAAAGATACCCAGATTAAATCTGAGAAATCAAAAGAGATGGCAGAGCGAAATGCAACATCTAATGGTGATGATCAATATAAACTTAAATGTGTTACCAGCAAACATAGGCAACAAATTGATGCTTGGCTGAATGAGAATAAACCATACAAGTTTATATCTGAAGAATTACAAAAGATGGGAGATTATATCTCAGTAGCTTCTATTAGTAAATATGCTAAAAGTAGAGAAGCTATATTAATGCAAGACTTGCAAGCAACACCAGAATTTCAGGCAAAGCAGATGATGATTACTGAGGAGTTCAACAAATCGGTAGCAAAAATACAGAAAGTAGACCTAATCGGCAGACTTTCTGAAGTAATCGAGGATTCAGCAGAATTATTGGCTGATGCAAAAGACCGTAACATACGTATTAATAATGTAAAAGATATGCGTATGATACAACAGACTATGTTAGATGCAGTCAAGATATATGGAGAAACTATGCTGAATGCACAGAAATATCAGGAAATACAAAATGATCCATCCCTGCTTGGTCATAAATCTACTACAATCAATATTAATGTAAGAGATACATTAACAACAATATTAAAGGAGGTAATGGAAGATGGATCAAATGGATACGAACTTATTGACCGCCTTAGAACAGGCGTTAACAACTCTAACAGATGAAGATATTGGCGAAATATTATCTGCTATAGACCCTGTATCATGGGTTGAAAGCAGAAGAATACTTAAAGGTCAGCCATTCTCATTTAAAGATAGGGATTATTTATTACAGCCATATCGTGACGAATATCAGAACATTATATTTATGAAAGGCAGACAAGTAGAAATGTCTGAATTTTCAATGAATTGGTTGTTACATAAATTAGATTCTCACCCTTATACTGCTGGTTTACACACATTTCCACGAGCAGCACAGGCACAAAGATTCTCAAAACAGAGATTACAATCGGCTATCATGGATAGTGAGTATATAAAGAATTGGTATGATTTACATAATTCAGAGCAAATAATGAGAAAATTCACTAAACAGCCAAATGATAAAGGATTATCGCCATACAACTTTTATATTCTTGGTGGCACGTGGGAATCAAGAAAAGATACTGTCGGAGATGCTGCCAGAGGAACTACCATAGACTTTATAGTCTATGATGAACGTCAAGACCACCCTGATGATGTAGAAACTGTTGTGGGCGAAGGTGCATCACATTCAGAATATAAACAAACATTAACTCTTGGTACACCCAAAATGCCAGGCATACAATTTGATCAACAATGGGAAGCTTCAGATAAACATTATTGGTTTGTAACATGTGAGCATTGTGGGCGTGAAGCACCAATAACTATGGAAAATATCCTTGATAGCGGACAATATGCCGATGAACCAGATTGGTATTATGGTTGCCCTCATTGCCAGAAACCTCTTAATAGAAATAATGGTAGATGGATGGCTACCAATCCTCAGAGGAAGCCAGAATTTCGTGGTTATCATATTAATCAACTAATGGTTTGTTGGCTAACAGCTGATGAAATAATGAGGAAAAAGAATAGTACCAAATACAGTAGAAGACGTTTCTATAATGAGGTATTGGGTGAATCATATGGCGGTGATGATATTCCTATCACGGTTGCTATGATGGAAGAATGTGGCAAGAATGAGTTTAGACTCGGACAAGTAGGAGATAATGAAAGAATATATTGTGGTATTGACTGGGGTGCTAAATCATATTTATGGATTCATAATAAGCATCATAGACTGATAGATTTATATATTGCCGATCAATCAGATCCAAGAGAGCACCCGAAGATATTTGCTAAATGTATAGCTAAATATAAAAAATATGTTAAGAGGGTAGTATGTGATGCTGGTCCAGATATCACTAGATATTATGCATTACGAGATGAACTCAAGACTATGGGTGTAACTAATCAAGTATATGCATGTTATTATGCTACTCCGCCAGCTAAAACAGATATTCAATGGGATGATAAGAAAATGATCGTTACTGTTGGTAGGTCTGAAGCAATTGAATGTGTAATAGATGAAATATCAGATACCAATCTTGTACTTCCTGGCTACGATTTACAAAATGAAAAAGTTGATACAGCAATAGAACATTTTACAAATATCGCTGCCGAGAAAACTGAGAGTAAATCTGGCAACCAATTTATTATTTATATAAATACAGGCGCAGACCATTTCTTGCATGCAAAAGTATATGCAGATATTGCAAGTGGTGGTGCTGAATATTTACCAGCTGGTGGAACTGCACAGCCTATTTCTAATCCACGTATTTCTAAGACTAAATCTGGATTATATGTAGTAAATAATAAATTTGCGAGGATTAATACTCCGAGGAATAGAATGAGTAAGAAGTCAAGAACAAGGCATAGATAAATTAAGATAAGCATTGTTAATTAATCTCAAATTGACAATTAAAAGAACCGCATAAGCAAGTCGCACGAATCAAACCTTTACAATCGGTTTATCAATCAACCGAAGGGCAAAGAAGCCGTTGTCAAATCAACCGCAGAAGCGACAAGCGAACGCATAAGAACAATAACCATTTATGGTATATAGGAGGTAATTATCACATGGCAAAAGAAAATTTAGGTCAGATGCCTGATAGAAAACCCGATAGTATACAGGTTCGTCTTGGTGGTACTACTGTGGTTGGAACATTGGGTGCTGATGGTAAAATGAAATATGATAGAGATGCAATCAATACAGTTGTTAAAGAAATGATTGCTGGTCAATCTGGTAAGATTACAGGTAAATTCAGCACTACTGCTCAGGTGGTGTATAGATATGATACTTCAAGAAAAACACACCATAATAATATGTGGACATTATGGAAATCTAATCCGCTTATGCAGAATCGTATTACACAGCTGAATGCACTTGTATTTGGTAGAGGTCTTAAGTGGATCTATGAGGATAAAACTCAGGAAGTGATTAATAGGTTCTGGCGTATTAATAGGCTTAGAAGTAAGTTAAATTCTCTCAGTACAGATGCTCAGTTATACGGCGAAGTATTTATTGGATTATATCCGCAGAGTACTGGAGATGTACTGGTATCATTCTATGAATCCAGACAGGTGGATATAGATTTTGATCCAGGAGATGTTAATCATGTAAACCGCTATATCATTACATATAAAAATGATGAAACTGGACAGGACGAACAGTTTGATATGATGCCTATCGAAAATTATCTTAATAGTATTGAATTTACTAACAGTATTAATAATGGCATCATAAGTAAAGTACGTAAGGCACTCGGCTTAAAAGGTGCAACCAAAATACAGGGTAAAGGTATTATGTGTCACATCAAATTTAATAATTCTACTGGTGAAGTATATGGTACATCTGATTTCTATCAGGTATCAGATCTTGTACAGGATTACATGGATTTTGTTGGTGATAGATTTACAATACATCAGTTATACGGTAGTCCTGCTTATGATATTACAATTGATACTGATGATCCACAAGTAATTGAAAACAGGATTGAAGAATTGATGGGATTTACGATCGGTAGTAATCCAGTACATAATAAACAAGAGGAATGGAAGCCATTAGATGGAAGTAAGGATATAGTTCAGCCAACTGGAGATGATAAGCTGTTTAGGGGATTACTTGCAGCTGGTATGTCATTTCCTGAATATATGTTATTCAATCAGAATGAAGTAAATTGCGATGAAAATACTTTCTCAGTCACACATTTGGCTCAGGACAGGCAAGATGCATTTGGTGAAGCATTTAGTGATATACATAAAGTAGTAATAGCATGTGCTGGTGGTGATATTGCTTGTATTGATGATGGTCAGCTAATATTCCCAGAAATTGATACCATGAGTGAAAAGACTAAAGCCGAAACATATGTACTTAAAGTTGGTGCAAATTTATGTTCACGCAGAACAGCCAGTATGAATATGGGTCACAATTGGGATTTCGAATCCAAACAGATACAAGAAGAAAGCGAAATGTTTGCTCAGCTTATGGATAATTCAGATTTTGCTGGTGCTCTTGCTGGCAGATTTACAAGTAGGGAAAATAATGCTGCCAACCCAAATAATGATGGAGATGATGGCAGTAGAGATAGAAGAAGAAGGGCAGATGCTACACGTGTTGATACAACCAAAATAATGACCGATAATAAGCAAAGAGATTAACAAATCACAAACTACTATACAAATTTATAATAAACTAAGGTTATAATCAACGTTTCTCCAAAAAAAAGAAACCAATGATGCTTTTTTCGGAAGACCTTGTACAACAAGTATAGTAGTTTTGTTTTTCTTCATTAAGTATAGGCGATTTTGCATTTATCTAAGATAAGTGAAAAGGTCATAGTTCGGAGGTAATTCATGACACAGTATGATAGAATAATAGATTATATTATCGAACAAGCTGACAGATATGATTTAAAAAATCTTCAGTTTGAAGATGATATAAAATTTAACATACAAAGGCTTACTAATCAATACCATAATAAAATTATTAATCAGGTAATTACCGATATTACATCAGTATTATCTATGCAGCAGTTAATGACAAGTATTAATAATGTTTATCATAAATATTTGAATGAATGTAGATATATCATATTTGATAAATATACCACTTATTTTAATGTGGCTTACGATAATATGGGTGATTTGATTGATATGGGCAATGAACTCATGGGTAAGTTTAATCAGGGATTGAAAGAGCAAAAAAGTAATAAAGAGTATGATGAAGAAACAATAAGATATATTGAAGAACATGCATTCGAGCAGATAAGCGGATATAGTTACAGTAAAATCGAAAATATAAGATCGGCTCTTGGTGATCTATTTCTTAAAGGTAAGGCAAACAAAGCAAATGTGCGTAGTATGATTGAAAAAATACTCGGTACAAATAAAAGTAAAGCTGAGGAAATCGCTCAAACCGAATTAAGTAGAGCATATAATTATGGTACATTAAAAAGATTACAAGAATATCAGCAATTAACTGGACATAGAATAAAGAAGTATTGGCATGGGTTTAAATATTCAGAACGTACATGTGAGGATTGTAAGGCTCATATAGGTGAGATATTTGATATTGATGATAATACATACGAATTACCGTTACACCCAAGATGTAGGTGTGTGTGGTTACCAATATTGGATGGCTGGGATAAACCAATCAATACAAATCTACTGTCGAGAGCAAATATGTTAAATACTGGATATTCATCTGATATGATGTATCAGCGTATTAATAATCGCCTTGGTATTAATTATGCAAAATATATGTCTGATACCGCTAAGATTGATTATTTATCTGGTGATAGAACTTCTAAAATATATGATGAACTTAGTAAGGCAAAAACAGAATATATTAAAAACACAATATCATCATTCGATATAGCTAAAGATAATTCAAGACAGCATATGGCTTATGAATACAATATACAGATGCAATTTTGGAAGAAATATGTTGCAAATGCAATGGCTGATAATGATTTAGATATATTAAATCGATCATATCAAGCTATTCAGGGATTAATGGTATTACCATGGAATCATACCCAACTTGATGGATGGAATAAGTTGCTTGATATAATTAACAACTTCAAATGATTCAAATATTTCTAATTTGTAACAAGGCTCTACGATTTGCAATGTAAATAATAGATAAAGGTGGTGTAATTGTGGCAATAAAATCTAAGAACATTATTAAAGATACAGTCACTCTTCTTATGTCGAGTAATCATAGAATATGTGAAATGGCATCTGATACATCTTTGATAAATGTTCAGGTTGATCCAAGAATTGATATCGACACAATTACTGCCGATGATCCAGACCCTAAATTTGTCAATGTAGAGGTAGTTCGTGCTTGTATTTCAGGCAACAAAAAGCGTTATAATAATAATGTTGTTGAAGAAATCAGCCAGCTAATCGTGGGATGCCAGGGATTCTCAGGTCACCCAGATCCATCAAAAGTAGGTTTTGAATTCAGAGAACCGCAATGCATTTATGTCGGGGCAGTAACAGAAATGATGCCCGATGGCTTGAAAAGATGTGTTGCAAAGGCTTATCTTTTCAAAACATCACCTTTGAGGGAATGGATACCAAAGAGTATTGCCGCTGGTAAACCCATGACCGTATCTATCAATGGATCTGCTGATGTTATACGGAATGGAGATTTGTTTGATGTTATTCATATGACAGAACTTCAGTCTGTAGACTGGGCAAATCCTGGCACAGAGGGTATTGAAACATCGACAGCTATGTCGGTAGTTCAAGAAATGAATAATAAAGGAGGACATTCTACAATGGGAGAAAACACAAATGCTCAGGATATTATGAAAAATATGACTGTCGCAGAATTTCGTGCCTACAATCCTAACGGCTACAACGAAGTACTTAAAGGTCTTACGGTACAGGAACTTCAGGCACATAATCCCGATCTTGTAAGTTCTATTATCGAATCAAACAAGGTTACAGAAATGCAGTTCGAAATCGGCGGACAGAAAGAATCGGTTAAGGTTACCGATATTCAGGGCAAGTTCGATGCTTATGAGCAGAAGATCTCTGAACTTCAGAGTGCTAAGGAACAGATCGAACTTGACACTTACAAAAGGCAGAAGATCTCAGAAATGGTCGATGAAGCTCATATCGACACATTTATGAAGAGAGTTACTGGCAAGACAAAGCCTGAAATCGATGCTTCTATCGAATCTGAAATCGCATTTGTTCGTGAGATGGGTGGTATGAACAATAAGCCTGTCGGCAGAAACCAGCAGACAGCTGGAGATGATATGAAATCTGCGGTACTCAGCATGTTCGGCGTTAAGCAGAACGATAATAAATAATAAGGAGGTACTAATATCATGGCTAAAGATTATAAAATCAGCGAAGGTAATATGATCGGATATTTGCCTGCGGAATTTGGCACAGATGGCAGCCTTAACCAGAAAGGTATTAAGGCAAGTGCCGCAGTTGAGAAAGGTCAGGTAGTCTACATATCTGGTGATATGACAATAGCACCTACTGCAGCTGCTTCTAAGAAAGTTATTGGTGTTGCGATGTTTGATGCCAAGGTTAACGAATTTACTTCTGTTGAAACAGAAGGTCTGTTTGCACTTACAGCAAGTGGTGCAATTTCGGCTGGCGATCTGGTAGAATCTGCTGCTGATGGCGCAGTTGCTACAGTTGGTGATACAGTTACCAAGGTTATTGGCGTTGCCCTTTCAGATGCAACCGATGGCAATGAAGTTTTCGTAAAATTTTCTATCTAATCGGCAGAATAAATTATTAAGGAGGATATTTACAAATGGGAGAAAATGTTAAATTTGGTAACATTCGCATCTCTGAGCTTCAGGGCAGAGCGGATTTTGCTGACCTTTTAACTTATGGTCTTAACCCTCTGCTTCTTGAAGGTGCTAATGAAGAGCCTTCACAGTTTGAAGCTATTTTCCAGAGATTTGAACTTACACGTAATAATATTCCGTTCCCTACATACAAGGGTCTTGTTGTCGGCAAGATTGTTGAGGGACAGGAAATTCCGTTCATCAGCCTTGGAACTGGTACACAGACAATTCAGGCAGAGGACTACGGCGTTCGTTGTGGATTTACACATCAGATGATCAGAGATGATCAGGTTGATGTAATGCGCTATACAACAATGGAACTTGGTAAGGCACATGTACGTACTAAGAATAAGGTGGCATTTGCAGCACTTGAAGCTGGTGCTGGTAACAGTAAGGCTGCAACTACTTCTGGTACACTTTCTATCAAGGACGTAAGGGATGCTAAGAAAGCTGGCGCATTATTTAAGGAAGATGGTACAAATATTCCTCGTCCTGTACATTTTACCCACCTTATTATGAATCCAGATCAGCAGGATGATCTTATTCCTGCAACCGCAGAACAGACACCACCTGGTATTGTACTCGATCCTAATACTGGCGATGTTAAGGGTGTAGCTGGTCTTTCTGTTATCATTACGGCGTGGGTAACTCCTGGTGTTGCACTCCTTGTACGTGCAAAGGATAAGCTTCTTTACTGCGTACGTGAGGAACTTAAGCTTGATCGTACAGAAAACTTTGCAACCGCTGCTGAGGAAGTACGTACAATTGAAGCTTATACATTTGCTGTACTGTATGGCGATAATGTATACAAGATAACAGGATGCTAATCATAAGCCATCAACACTAACTTGTGTATTGATATTGATGGGCGGATATGCTCAATAGGGTGTGTCTGCCCACCAATAATATATTAATATGGAGGGTTATTATTATGGGTAAAATCAATATAAATAATAAAGTTAAAGATGAACATATAGATACACACACAGATGAACAGGCTATCGTTGATCCTATACCCACAGCGGTAGGACATTCAGAATCAGTTGAACAGCCTAAGGTTGAAGAACCCACACCTAATGAATCTGAGAATACGGCGAAAGCGGTAAAATCAGAGGAAATTGTTATAGTTAACTATATCGGCGGTGGTGCATGGGTTGATGAAAAGGGATGCTACTGGGCAAATGAGAATAAGTCAGAGACTATTCTCTGCGAAAGACAGTATTCCAAGGAAGAATATGAGAAACGTGAGGATATCAAGTTCATGGTCGCATACGGCGCAATGAAGTGTACAACTATCATGAAGTAGGTGATATATTATGGCAGACATAATCAGAGAAACTGGTAATATTACGGCAAGTGATACTACGGTTGATGCTGCCACAACGTATGATGAAATAACTACGGATATGGCAATTGCCGATACTGCCGAGGAAGCGCCTTCAACAGATACTGACAAGGAAAAATATAAGATATTAAGACATGCTTATATGAAACTTGACGGTCTGCCATTAAGCTTTAATCTGCCGAGATATGATGAAGATATACCAGATAAGGTAATTGACAAATATTTCGGTATTGATTTGGCTGACACTATTCGTGAAACGCATATAAAAATAGAGAATATCGAACCAGATTCTATTGATGAAATGCAATTTGAAAACAGGATTGTGTATCATGCTCTTAGGAGATTTAGACTGACTGCATCGGTATTCTTTAAATTTAGTACGGCGGTTGACGGTAAAACTGTTGATAAAACACAAATTCCGAAAATGTTATCTAACCTCATTACTGAATATGAAGAAGAATATAAGAAATGGCGGTTAGGACATGTTGGGAAATTATGGAATAGGGGTGGTAGTTAATGTCAATGATGTTAAATCAGGCAGATATCAATTTTATGAAAGATACTGTTCGTGATATTATAGACCAATGGCACACTACCATCACTATTATGCAACCATTACCCATTGACGAGCAACCTAATTATGATAAGATACTTCATGAGTTTGTCGGAGAAACCATGTTTGAGACATTATGTATACCAGCGGAACGCAAGGATATAGTTAATAACTATACGAATAATCTACCGCCAGACGATACTGAATATGGTGAGAAGAATGCTGGTACTATATTGTACGCAATACCTAATGTAATACCATTGTTTGATGATGATGGTAATCAAATTGGCGTTAGACAATTCAAGCCACACAACGAAGCTATTATTGCTGTAGACGATACTAAAGATAGATATCATATAGTATCGATACGTGATAGAATTGGCGAAACGCTTATTACAATAAAACGGTATATTGGTAGTATACCTGTGGGATCTGAAAATATTGAATCTGATAAACTCCCAGTTGATGGTTTAGGAGAGTGATCTAATGATAAGAGTAAGAATTACAGGTGTTGACGCAGTTGTTAGGTCATATGATAGAACAAAAGATGGTATAGAAGATGCGCTTACAACAGGTACTGAAGAAGCAGCTGATTATTTAATTGATTGTATCCAAGATAAATTTGGTAAATATCAGCCTGGGTGGGAACAGCTTAAATATGAGACTATTCACCGCAAGAAAATGAATAAAACTAAACCTCTTGTGGAATATGCTGATATGATGTTTTCATTTAATAAAATGACCAGCGCCAGAACTCGTAAGCATATAATCCATGTAACATCTAATGATCCGAAACTTATACATCATATGTATGGTGCTCCAGTGGTAAACCTTCCAAAGCGTGACCCTGTTAGACCAACAGTTAAAGAAGAAAATGAGAAATGCCTTGAAATACTCAGGAAAGCAGTAGAGGGGGCAATAAAATGATTGTTAATATGAAAGCAATTGAATATAATATGCTTAAAACATCGCTTAAATTATTGTGTGATAGATTACCCGATGTTATGCATGAATATAATATTAATAACATTGATGTACCTGTATTACCTGCATATCCTGCCAATCTGACTAATATGAAAAAACCGTCTATCATTGTGAGGAAGGTAGATACAAATCAATCTAAAGTTGGATTAGGTAATGTAATCGGTCAATATTATGATGCTAAGATTAGAGGATATTCAGATATTGTTGGTAAACGCCATGATTTTATGATACAATTTGATATTGCTACATCGTCTAATACTGATAGGGCATTATTTGAATCTATGATATCTGATGATATATTCAATATGATAGCATATGAAGATGGTGGGACATTTCCATTATATGATTTTACAGCCAATGATGATGCACCAGTTGAAATCGGGTGCGTACAGTTAATTGGAGATCCAACGGTGACTAATGTACTTGATAAAGATGCTTCAAACGAGTGTTATATCGGTGCAATTAGGCATAAATTCGCAGTCATACAGACTGTAATACCAAAGCAAGAATATGTTGACTTGTCTAAGTGGATTAGTATTAAGCAACATATAGAAATTAAAACAAGGAGGATATAGGCTATGGCAAATAAAATTACTGGTACAACTGATACCTCTGGTGCACTTACCACTATGCCTACCGCTGTTAAGAGCGTATTAATTGTTGCCCCAGTTAGTGGCACTCAGGGTTCTGGTGTTACTGTTGGGGAGAAAGAGATTTTCAGTATATCGGGTACGGCAGATGCTACTGATATATTCGGATCTACAAGTATCGCTCCTCAGATGGTTAAAGTGCTGATTTCTAATGGCGTAGATAATATTAAGGGCATCATTGTACCTACACCTGTCGATGAGGAAGATGTTCTTGGAGACACCCTCATGGCTTCTATGGAAGATAAGACAGTTAAGATGGTGCTCTGTGTGGATAATCAGGCTACTACAATTGCTAAGGTAAAAGACCATCTTATCCTTTGCGAACATAATGATATGTTCCGCTATTCAGTATTTGCGCCGAGTTCAGGAGATGCAGTTTCTCAGACTAAACTTGCAACATTTGCTAAGAGTGTAAACTCTGACAGAATTTTTGTTGTGGGTGCAGAACTGATGAACGGTGATAATGCGGTAAATCCGCAGATTACTGCATCTGGTCTTGCTGGTGCAATTATGACAGAAACTGATGATCCAGCACTTCCGATGAATGGAGTACCACTTGCTGGCTTCACAGGTGTTAAGAGAAAGATGCTTGATGCCGAGATGAAGGCACTTGCAAATGCTGGTGTTACGGCAATTACTCTTGATGGTACTACACCTACAGTATATCGTCTGGTAACTTCTAAGGTAGATGAACATGGTGTGTCAGATGCGATTTGGCAGGAAGGTACTACTCGTTTCATTGCGGATTATGTACTTGAATCCAATATGACACTTCTTCGTGCTAACTACAAGAGAACCAAGAATGTTCAGAGGGTACTTGATGGCATCAAGGGTGATATCAAGATCAATATGGAGAAAATGGAAGGCATGGAGATCATCGAAAACTGGAATGAGGAAACTCTTACGGTTACTAAAGATCCTAAAGACCTCTATGGCGCACTTGTTGATTATGAATTTGATGTTGTTACTCCTTTGTACACCATCACAATCACTCAGCATATGAAGCTGTAATCGGCTATAACTAAATGAGGAGGTACAATTATTATGGCAACAAAACCCGTAACTGGCATAAATATTGCCACCAGTAATGATATTTTTATCGAAATCTCAGGTAAGCGTATCGCTGGCGTACAGTCCTACTCAACCAAATACAATAAGGAAACAAAACCTGTTGACGTATTCGGTCAGGACGTACCTATCGGCTATCTGCATGGTAAGAAGAAATACACTATCGATCTTTCAAGAGTATACCTTGAGGATACAAAAGCAAAAGATGGTGTTGACTTCTATACGCTGTCAGATAATGCGTTCAATGTTGTTATCATCAAGAACGGCAAAAAGGTTACCTATTCTGACTGTATCGTTACCGATATCAGCGAAGATGGTTCACTCAATGATAAGGTAGTTGAGAAAATGACCATTGCGGCTCTTACGAGAAAGAAAGGATAATAATGTATGGCTAATGACTTAAGTTATCTGAAAAAGATGCGTACTGGTCAGCCACCACATAGCGTAGTCACCCTTGGAAACAAGGGTGATTCGTTTAATGTGGCAGTTGTCTTATTGTCAAATGACGAAATGCTTAATATTAATGAGATGGTTGAAGAGAGATACCCAAATATGTCTGACCAATCATCTATAACACAGCAGAAAGTACGTGCACTATTTTATAATCGCCTTTTGTGCTATTATTGTACAAGAATACCAGAGGATTTGGACACTAAGATTGCATCAGATCCTGATGAAATTGGTAAACTCCTTGACGATGAGGACATACAGAGAATTTGTGAGCAGTATAATAATCTCTTGATAAATAAAGCACCAAAGCTTGAAGTACTTACCGAGGAGGAACTCGATTCATTAAAAAAATATTTAGAGGTAACTCCATTGAAAGATATAAATACAGTATCGCTCGTTCATTTAAAGTATTGCCATCAGACCCTTGTTTCAGAGCAATGTCTGATGAACAATGGCTCTGGCTCTTCGTCCACCAACGAATAGATGCTGATGAAAAGTTAGAGAGAATGTGCCCAAAATGTCGAGAGGAAGTTACCTCTGAACACAGATGTATCCGATGTGGTAAAGAAATTGTTGAGACAGATTCATTTATTAATCCTAATTTCGATATTGATAAATATAATAAACTAGCGGAAGCTAGTGGAATATCTGATCGTGCTGGTGAGGACGAAGAAGATAATAATGGGATCGAGTTTCTTGATGATGAATTTGAAGATAATGATATTACCACAAATAATGAAGATAGGACTAATCTTGATGATGATGAGTTCTATTATGAAGATGATGATTAAAAATATTGTGAGGTGAAATTTTATGGATGAAGATGAGAGAATAGTACTCACACTCGAAGCCGATGATGAAGCTTCCCAAAAAATTGATCGTGTTACCCAAAGTCTGCATAAACTTGATAGTCAATCAGGTTCAATGGGCAAATCAAGTACTCATTGGGCAACTAATTTTACTAAGGGATTTGAGAATGCAGTAGGAACTATAAATACTGTTACCAGACGATATAATACCATAATGAGCAGTTTTAATAGGACTGTGAAAAGTTTGGTCAGGGATATGGGTTCTGCTATTTATGATTTTACATCAGATTCTATAAAAAATTTCACCGAATTTTCAGAACAACATGCTAAAACTTTGGGTGCTATGTCTGCTGACTATAGTAAAACTTCAGAAGATCAGAGTAGATTTTTTCAAGATGCTCAGAGGTTAAAAGAACAGGCAATGCAACTTGGTACTTATGGTGTAACAGGTAACGGTGCATTAATGAATACTGTAGAGGTATCTGAAGCACAGACCGAGTTAATAAAGGCTGGTGTAAAAGCTGAAGAGATTGCAGACCCTAATAGCACAATCACAAAGGATGTACTTACATTTGCGCAGGCAAATGATCTTGATACCAGTACAGCCGTAGAATTTGCGACTACCCTTGGTAATCAGTTTGGTATAGACAAATCTGATTGGGGTTTAATGCTTGATGAAGTTTCACATACTGCTGATATGTCAGTTATTGATGTAAGAGATATTATCACATCAATGAAGTGGGCAGGCGGTATTACTGCTGGTCTTGATAGAGGTATGGAAGAAACTCTTGCACAGATTGCGATGCTCGGAGATTTTGGACTTAAAGGTTCACAGGCTGGTACTGGTATTCAGGCACTTCTTACAAGAATATTAACTGGTGATAGTACGGTTATTACTAATGCACAGGCAGAAATTGCCCCTGGTAATGCATTAGAAAAATTTTATGAATTCGAGAAAATTGCTAAGCCAGATGGTAATCTATTACCTATGGCTGATATTATAGATGAACTTAATGATATAATGGAAGATATGACCGATGAAGAACAGGCATGGTTTGCTAAGAAATTATTCGGTCTATATCAGATGAAATCAGCATACGCCCTTATGAATGGTGAAGAGGGTGAACTCAATAAAAACATTGATGAAATCACAAATCAATCAAAGGGTACAAATGAAGCTAAGTTAAGCCAATTACTTGAATCCCAATCAGGTCAATTAAAGTCACTTAATAATTTGTGGGAAGGTATTAAAACTGATTTTGGTAGTAGATTAAATCCGTTCGTAGATGCTGTCAGGGATGAATTATTTAATTTCTTAAAAGAAGATGGCAATTATGAAATAAATTTTGATAACTTGCATGATGCATTATCGCAATCATGCGATTTAATCGAAGAAAAATATGGTTCTGCTATTGCCAAGGCAGTACAGAATATCGGTGATTTTGCTTTAAATTTTGCTGAGATATCTATAGATTTAGCCCCACTTCTTGGAGATGGATTGTCTAAGGTCTTCAATTCGCTGTTTGAAGGAAATATATTTGGGGGCGGTGGTGTCGCAGACAATTGGTCTGATATGATATCTAATATGAAATTGGCTGTTGAAGGACTACCCGAAGATTTACAAGGTCTTGGTGGTGCTATTGTTGGTGCAATAGATTGGTTTGGTAAATTAACAGCCATCAATATCGCATCAAATATTGCAGAACTGGTATCATCATTATTACAGATACTTACAATAGCTGGTGGCGCAATGATTAATGTTGCTGGTGGTGTAGTAGTAAATGGTGCTGCTGTTACAACTGGTGCTGGTACTAATTTTACACAATGGGGTGCATCTGCTGGTGGTGGTGCAGTAGCTGGTGGTAAAGCAAGCGGTACTGGAACTGGTAGTGCATCAGGTGGAGTAGCTGGTGCAGGTGCAGTAGCTAAGGGCGGTGCTACTGGTAGCACAATTATTGGCTCTGCAGATGATGTGGCTAAGGCTCTTGGAACGTCTGCAGATGATGTGGTTGCAACAATAGGCAAACAAGCGACATATTCAGTAGATGATGTAGCTAAATCACTTGGATCTTCAGCAGACGAAGTAATATCGGCACTTGGTATAACCAGTAAGAATGTTACTAAATTATCTAAATTCGGTAAAACATTAGGTGCTATTGGTATTGGTGTTGAAGCCGTATCAACAGGATATGAAGCATATGAATCATTTTCATCTGGTGATAATAAGGGTGGATCTCAGGCTATTGGTAATGGTATCGGTTCTATTGGTGGCGGTTTAGCTGGTGCAAAAATTGGTGCTGCGATAGGTACTGCTATAGCCCCAGGAATTGGAACTGCTATTGGCGGAGTATTAGGTTCAATAGCTGGTTCTATTGGTGGTGGCTGGCTTGGTAAAACAGCTGTAGGTGCTATATATGATGCTAATACACCAAGAAAAATAGAAGCATCTGAAGTGGTGACCACCAAGGGTGCAGAATATCAGGAAACTCTTAATCGTTTGAAACAACAGTATGGTGCACTTGTACAATCTGGTGAAGAAGGATCTGTAGCAGCATATAAATTAAAGAGTGAAATTGATAATTTAGACACCGCATTAAAGACTATGGGCGATGTTACGGTTGAAAGTCTTATTACTAAGAGTAATGAATTGGCACAAACCGTTGATAAAATTAATACATCACATATAGGCAAGAATGAACAGGCAGATACAGATGCGGATCAAGCTAAATCTCAGGCTATTGCATTGGATGCATTACCTCAGGAAAAGAATGATGATACTAAGAAGATAGCGCAAGGTCTTATTGATGGTCTCAATGAAAAATATGATATGGGATTAAAGATGGATGATAAAGGTGGATATAATATGACCACCGAAGAAATTTTTAATGCTATTGATACATACACGGATAATGTTAAGAAAGATAATAACAATGATGCATTGGTTGGGTATTTATCACAATATAAAGACGCATTATCTCAAGCACAAATCGCTAAAGAAACAGAACAAGAAGTTCTGCAGGAATATAATAATCATGATGGTAGTAAATATGAAAATGAATATATGCAGAAATGGCAGTTAGCCCATGACGCTGTGACTACTACTCAGGGTGAACTTGACAAATTAAGTGGTCTTATTAGGCAACGTTATGCTGAACTGGGTTATGATGATAAACAGATTGATCAGATAATGGCATCACTTGAAGTAAATACTAAAGGTGCTATAGAAGTTGAAGAATATGACGAGAAGACAAAACTTAATGGTGATAAGAAAACTAAGAAAGCAGTACTTGTTGATGATGAAACCCCAGCACCTAAAAAAGGTACAATTCAATATGATGTTGAATATGAAGGAATAAAAAAACGTTCTCCTGAACTTGCTAATCTTGGTAAAACACTTAGTACTCAGAAGATTGGTACTCTCGATGAAAAAGACTGGACAATTGCTTTAAGCAAAGATAATGGTAAGGAAGCTTATAAACAGTTAGCCACAGAAGATAGAAAAGCATTTAAAGATGCCTATATTAAGGCTTTCAGTCAAGGTGATTGGGATGAATTTGAGGATAATCTTAAGGATAATAGAACACGTGTTCAAAAATATGAAGACTCTGAGTCATTAGAGCATTTGATGGTTAGAGTTACTAAAGATAATCAATATAAAGATTATTATGATAAAAATTTAGATAAACGTGGTAATGGATATAGTATATGGACTGGTACTGAAGAACAATTAAAAACCTATATGCAAGGTAAGGAATTTATGAGTTCTCCTGGTTACAAACCCAAAAAGGGTGATATAACAGATCCATATAAACTCAATGATCTTGATGAAAATAGTAAGAATGGCATTAATGATGGATTAGGTCAATATACACCTAAAGATGGTAAAACTTCCGTATTTGATGAAAAAATAATTAAAATATCATCCGATGATAAACAATATGATAAAAATTTAGATAAACGTGGTAATGGATACTATGTATGGGCAGGCACAGAAAAAGAATATAAAACATGGTCATCTAAACAGAATTTTACAACTGATGGTAAGAATTATAAGGGTGATGTAAACAATCCTTATATTAAACCTGAATTTGGATATCAATCAAAAGATAAAAGTATGAGTGATTTAGTATCAATGGGTAAAAGTATGAGTGATATAGTATCAATAGCTAAATCATTTCTGACAGGTAAGCAAGGTTCATCAACACCAAGTTATAATATTGGTAAGAATAATCAGAGTGCTATACCACATATGTCATCATATTCACCACAGAAACAGAATAAATCTGGTGCACAGGATGCCGATACTTCTAAACCCATTAATACTGGTGACATATCAAAGGCATGTGAAAAGGGTGTTGTAAGCGGATTTACTCAATATAAATCAAATGAATCATCTAAAAATAGTAAAATGACCGCTAATGAGGTTAGTATTAATACACAGAATATACAGCTTGCTGGTGAAATAAATACGCCAACACCTAAGCAATTATCAACACATGGTGTCGGCAACAATACAATTAAGAATGAAATTGATAATCAGGTTAGTATCGATAATCAGGTACATATGCAGCCACAGTTTAATGTATCTGCACCTAATGTTAATGTAGATGTTAGGGTAGATAGAGAAGATAGGGTGGTTAAACAGATATCAATATTAAATCCTGGTCAGAGTTCCGCACTCAACAATTGGTATTCAAGAACATCATCAAAATATGGAAAAACTTCATTATAATGGGAGGTATTTGCATGGCATTAGCTAAAATTAAATATAAGGCATTTTTATTTCCATATAACCCTGAACAAACATCAATGAGATGTGATAGGGCTTATATTAAACATAAATATCCACAGCTGGCTGGTAATGAACTTGAGGATTTTGGTGTTAATGCAGTTATTATCACAGGATCTGGAGTATTCTATGGTAAAAATTGGAGGGAACTTCAGTCCAAGTTATATAATGAATATGTAAAAGGCGGTGTGGGTGATATGTATCACCCAGTATTCACATGGGTTAGGCGTGGACTAATGACTAATCTTGAGTTTACCGTACAGCCTGAATTGGAGACAATACACTATACATTCGAGATAGTTGCCGACACTCAGCCGAATGTAAAAGAAAATACTGGTAAATTTGCCGTTAAGCAGACGAGTAATAAAGACACTAAGAAAACATATAAGGTTGGGGATGTGGTCAATTTTCATGGTGGAACTCATTATTATACATCATATGCAGATGCAGAAGGATATCCAGCTACCGCTGGTAAAGCAAAGATTAATCTCGGACCAGATTGTAAAGGTAATGGTAAGGCACACCCATGGAGTCTGATACATATAGACAGCACTTCTAACGTCTATGGTTGGGTAGATGAAGGTACATTTGACTAAGGAGTGATATTATGGCGGTAAGTTCAGTAATCACTATTGATATTGATAGCGTAAGGACGGGCAATACATATAGAGTATATAGATTTTCTGAATTTAATATAGAAATCGATCTTGAAACAGATGCCGATGCATTTGATATAGTATTAAAAAATCCAAATGGCATATACTCTGGATTATTTTCAAAATTTGATCCTTGTCGGATTACTATGAATGGTAAAACTATATTACATGGCAATCTTGACAAGGTTGAATATATAGACACAAGTACCGATGATTATATTCAGCTTTCAGGTAGAGATTTATGTTGGAAATTGGTTGATAATGATGCATTACCAGATACTAGGGATAATATACAGCCAAAAACTTACATACAGAATAAATGTGAAGAATATGGCATCAAATGTCAAGTAGCTAATGCAGAAGTATATGAAAAATTAGTTATCGGCTGTGGAGAATCTGAGATATCAATAATGAATAATATGTTACTTGAGAGTAAGCAAAGAATATGGTTCTTAATTGATACATTACATACTGGAGATTGGGGCACAAATCAATCTCCAAATCATGTATTTGTGATACACACTTCAGAAGAAGGTATTCCTATCATGGAGTTCAGGCTAAATGAAGATGGTACTGATATGAAATCTGAGGTTAAGATATATGGATCTAATGGTGATGGTGGATATAAATTAAGTGGTTCAGCAGAGAATACTTATCTTAAGAAAATAGGTATAAATAAAAGAACTGTACGTAGAGCATATTCTGATAAAGCATCATCGAGATATGCAGCAGTTGCACAAAAAGACATACGAGAATCTTTTACTAACAATACAGAGTTAACAATTAAAGTAAGATTAGATAAATCAAATGTTTATATGCCAAATACTGTAGTGCAGGTTATTAATGGTCGATGCGGAATGAATGCATCATTCTTTGTTAAGGCTGTGCAGTATGTAAAATCTCCAAACGATGGAAGTTATGCAGTATTGACTTGCATTCCAGCAGATCCAACATTTGAGAAAACATGGCAAGCAAATGGTACAAGTGTAACTAATCTTACAGCAGCATCTAAGAAATTATAGGAGGGTAGATTATGAAAAGATTTGGAGAATCATTAAATGGTATAGGTCAACCACATAGACGAGAGAGTCAGGCTGGCACAATATCTACGGTTGCAGATGGTGGTAAATCAATATCGATGAGTAATGCTGGCAATTCACAACTTACTAATCTTATACCAATAATGCCATATGGTATATCTTCATCTCCAACTATTGGACTTATGTCATTTGCCTTGATATCACAAGATGCTGGTAGGGATGGTATGTTGGGTGTGTATGATCCTAATAAACCAGCTTGCAAACCTGGGGAAATAATCATCTATTCAGCTGGCGGTGCTACTATAAAATGTTCTGGTAGTAGGGTATATATCAACGGTAGAGATATATTAAGTGAGATTGACAATTTGAGAAGATAATTAGATAGATACTGTTGCACTTTATTTATTGTGAGCGGTATCTATCATTTTTATAGAAGGGAGATATTTTATGGTAGATTTATTACATTATAATGGTGACCTAACTGCAGATGTAAATGGTGATCTGCAATTATGTGCCGATGAATATCATGATATCATCCAAACAGCTAATAATAATATATTAATGAAATATGGTGACAATAAATGGCATACAGAATTTGGCAATAAGGTATATGGTGAAAGAATAAAGGCTAATCAAGGTGGTATTGAACAAATTATAAGAGAATGTACTAATGCCATCTTGATTGGAGATAAAAGAGTAAAAGAAGTATCATATATGAATGTTACACTTAAACCCAATGCAACCTGTTTGGTTGACTATCATTTGATCGTCAATATTGGTGAAGGTATGAAAGAAATTATTGGTAGTGCAGTTGTTGATGCATTTAATATGAATGAAGATGAATAGGAGGTAAATTATGTCAGCTGAGTTTGAAAGAGAACTTGGTACAAAAGCTTTTGATGATATAGTTGACTATACATTAGAAGCTATAGTACAGAGAGATGTTGGCTTATCTAATATAAATCCTGGATCTGTACTTAGGACTCTTATTGAAGCGCTCTCAGAAAACGAAGATATATCCAATTATTATTTAGAATTTATCTATAAAGTTATGGATATAAATAATTGCGAGGGCGAAGAATTAGATAGAGCGGTAAAGATACTCGGATTAACAAGACAGACAGCCAAGCCAGCTGTGGCAACTATTACTATGTATACTGGAGATGCACCAGCCGAATATGACATAGAAATACCACAGGGATTTATTGTCTCAACCAGACCAGACCATAATGGTGATGTAATCGAATTTGCGGTAACTGAGACTACTATATTAGAAGCTGGTCAATTTTCAGTAGATGTTACTGTTGAGTGTACAGATACAGGTTTTATACATATACCAGTGGGTGCAATTAGTGTAATGTCTTCATCATTACAAGGTATTCACAGAGTTAAAAATGAGTCAGCAATCGATGGCGGTAGGGACGATGAAAATGACGAAGATTTTAGAAATCGTATTTTAAATGTAAGAGAGACATTTGGTAAATGTACTGATGAAGCATTAGAGTCTGCTGTAGATGCTATTAATGGTGTTACTAAATCAAGAGTTGTTGATAGATATAGAGGTAATGGTACTACTGGTATAATTGTTGTAACAGATACTGTGCCAGCACCAGCTTCAGTAGTTAGTGAAATAGAATCAGTAATAAACGCAACTAAGGCATCTGGTATTGCGCCATTCATTATTTATACTGATATTAAGGATATTGAAGTAGATATTAATATTGTCGGTATGGAATTGACCGAAGATGATGAAAATAATATTGTTCAAGCTGTTAGCCAATATTGTAATAGTCTTTCGGCTGGTCAGGAGTTTATTATTAAACAGATGGAAAGAAAGGTACTTAATGTGCTTGACGAGACAATCGCAGATAATGATACTGTTGATATAATCACTATTAAACCCGAAGCTAATGTTACGTCAACATCTGAACAAATTATTAGATGCGATGTGATTTCAGTCAACGGTAGAATAGTTGTGGGCAGGTGATATTATGAACATAAATACAGATTCTAATAAAATCCTGTTGGGTTTGCAAGAGTCATTTCCTCAGATATATGATGTTTATAATGACAAATCAATATTATATACATTATTATATGTGTATGCCAATCGATTTGCAAACAGAAATAGTATTATTACAAGATTATATGGCATGATTGGCATTGAAACTACATATGATGAGGATTTGGAGAGAAGATGGGGTTCATTATTAGGAATTAAGCGTAACAATGGTGAACCCATAGATGAATATAGATCAAGATTGATGCTGGTATATGCTTCACTTGCTGGTGGTACGGAAGAAGCTATCAAATATGCAATTGCATCAATAGTCAATGTACCTGATGATGCAATCAAGGTATATGATGCTTGGTTATATGATGGCGCAGATAATCCAGCATTGAATGAATATCTTGCAGACCCTAATAATACAATCGATCCTGAGAATGAAGATGCCTATGGATATGGTGCATTTATTTGTACTGTAGATATAGGATTTAATGAGGGTTTATTGAATTATCATGACAAGATTATTCAAGCTATAAATAAGACTAAGGCATCTGGTACTAAACCATATTTAATATTCATATATGCAATGTGTGATAATGTATTGTTTGATACTACAGATGCTGAAGGTAAAATGAAAATATGTGAATATATAGAAGATATAAATACTATTACATCACGTGAGAAGATTAGAAATATTTTACGTCAGGATTTTAATGAAGTTCAGACAATTGATAACGGTATATTAATTAGATATAATCGTGGCACAAATTCACCTAACATTAGACTTAATAGTAATTTTATTACAAATAACTATTCAGGTGTTGTTGATACTTATGTTGACAGAATATCGCTTAATACCACCAATGATATTGTATCATATATCACAGATGATATTGATAATGGTATGGCAATACATTCAATAATACCAGATAATAACATTATCTCATCTCATGATGATGATAATATTGATTATATTGGTAGTAAAAATAATGAAACCAAAATAGTTAATACATTATTACTTAAATATGGTCATACTGGTACAAATACACCCATGATCACACTTAATAGAAATTTTGTAACTAATATGCAGGCAAATAATATAGATGCTTGCGTAGATAAGGTATTTAAAGGTGGTGCATCAACGCCATATTTAATATATAATTAAACTTGTAATGAGTAAAGGAGAATGCTATAATGTTAGTACACGAAAACCATAATATCATAAGAAAGGATGTAGAATCTATGAATATGCAGACAAATTCCGCACTTAATGGCGGTATCCACATGACAGGTCATATCATTGACCGTATTTTTGACAAGGACGGTAACCTTATCGATACAATTGAAGGTCATAATCTTGTTGTAAATTCATTTCTTAATATGGTGATGGCTCTTGCTAAGGGTGAAGCTGGTTACAGTGGTATTGGGTACTGGGCGATTGGCTCAGGCGAAGACAATTGGGATAGTAGTACTCCTGATCCTGATATTACGGCTACACATCTTACAACTGAAATCGGCAGAGTTGCTATTGCACCATCGGAGATTAAGTTCCTTGACAGCGATAATGCGGAATCTAACACACCTACAAATATTCTGCAGATTAAGCATATGTTCACAAACAACGAATGTAACGGCAAATGGCGTGAATTTGGATTGTTTGGCGGTAATGCTACTGGAACGGCGGACTCTGGCATACTTATAAACAAGAGACACCACAGTATCATCACTAAAACATCGGATATGTCAATCGAGAGAACTATGACATTCACGCTCAGCTTGGCATAAGGAGAATAAGATATGGATCATTTTGATAGATATACTAACTATAATGACCAGTCTGGAGTATCAAGTGTTGTGTTCGGCTCAGGTAAATCGGTACTTGAAGTCGAACTCAACGAGATACAGGAAATCTTTAAAACATCATTGCGCAGCATAATAGCTGGAGTATGCGGTAATGGTATCACAGATGCGAATAAGATTACATATACAAGTGATACATTCAATATTGCATCTGGCTGTTACATAGCGGTAGATGGTATATTGATTAATTGCACTGGTCTGAGCAAAACAATATCTTCGGGCAACATATACCTACAGGTATGGGAAGATACGGTTGATTTTAGAAGTGTTCTTAAGAAACAGGGTAATCAGGACAGCAATGAAACGGTTACTAATTATATTAAGGATAACAGATCATCTGATGAAACTACAAGACGTAAGGTAATTAAATATACGCTGGCAACATCACAGGATAATACAAAACATAATCTTCTGATTGCTACTGTTGCTAACGGCACATGCGAAATCAAAATACCAGAAATTAATTTGCCGAAGCTTAAAGAAAGTCTCAATAATGCAATGGTCAGGGCGGATTCACCTGATGCAGATGGATTTTCACAGCTTTATAAGACGGTGAATGGTCAGAGGGTGGACATTGACCCGAAAACAAGCGGTGGTGCTCCGTACATCTACATGACAGCCGATGAATATGAGCTGATAACGCCTGTGACAGATCAGCTTTATTGGGTGACAGGTGCAAACGGTAAGCACGGGGTATACCTTAACGGCTCATGCATCGAGGGTACAAATCTGCTTGTACATATCTACGGTGTATCGTGGGATGGTACTTCAACAACATCATGGACAAGGACAGACGATGCGGCTGACTTCTCAGACCCAGTACCTTACATATCAGGAGCATCTAACTATGGCTCGCCTTTTGATAACTTAATGCCCTGGTCAGGAATGGTGAAAGAAGAGAGAACTGGCGGCACTATGGTTGCTATACCTAAATTCTGGTACAAGCTGACACAGAACGGTGACAGTATTAAGATACAGATAGCCGACAGCGAGATGGACGGCTTCCACGTTTCCCCTGCACACATGGACAGGGGCGATGGCAAGGGAGAAAGAGATGTGGTATACATCGGACGCTATCACTGTGCATCAGATTATAAATCCAAAACAGGCGTAAAGCCTGTTGCAAACATTACACGCCCGTCAGCAAGAACATCTATACACAATCTCGGTTCAACTATCTGGCAATCAGATTTCGCCATGAGATTTACTCTTTGGCTGTTATACATTGTGGAATTTGCTGATTGGAATTCACAAGCAAAGATCGGTGCTGGGTGCGGTAATAACAGTAGTACTGAAAATATGGGATATACTGATAGTATGCCATATCATACTGGTACAACATTGTCAAATCGTACATCTAAAGGTCTTGGCACTCAATATAGAAATATTGAAGGTCTTTGGGATAATGTTCTTGACTGGACAGATGGTGCGTATTACAATAATAGTGGTATGAATATCATACTCAATCCTGCTAATTTCTCAGATTCTGCTGGTGGTACATTAATTGGTAACCCATCGAATGGATATCCTTCTAAATTTAGCGTGGTTGATACTAATGGTGCATATCCTATGTTCTATCCTACTGAAGCAAATGGTAGTACCAGCACCCATTCATGCGATAGCTGGGGCTTCGGCGCTACTTATCCTTGTATTTACGTGGGTGGTTACTATTATCATAACGATTATTATGGTATGTTCTGCATTGTCTGTGGCACTTCGACTCTCTCGGACGGTGACATCGGCTCTCGCATCATGGAACTCCCTTAGGGGTGTGGGGGTCGCAACCCCCACCTTAGACCTCTAAGCGTTCAACCAATCACAGCCTAATATATTTACTGGGATCGTCTGTACAGAGCCATGCGATAACTGGAACTTCAACACTACTAATCCTTGTATTTACGTAGGTGGTAACTATAATCATAACGATAATTATGGTATGTTCTACATTAACTGTAACACTTCGACTAACTCGAACGGTAACATCGGCTCTCGCTTCATTTTTATGCTTAGCAAGCAATCTATAAACATCGTACAGGCTTTCGCACACCCCTTGGTGAAGATTTGCGTAAGGGAGCGGTTTAGTACACTCGTTAGAGCGTTGGAAAGACCGTAACGCTAAAATGATTAATATTGATATAATATTATCAGATTGGAGTGATAATTATCCCTAAGAGATTTAATCATTTATTCGAACAGATAATTAGTGATGAAAATCTAAGTATGGCTATTGATGAAGTTAATCGTACTCATAGATGGCATAAATATCATATTCCAAATAAATGTACAGCATGGGTACAGCTTACTAAATCAGAGCGTATTATTGAATTAAGAAATATATTAATCAATGGCTTCATACCAAGTAAGCCAAGAATATCTGAACGCTATGATATGTGCGCACAGAAATGGCGTACAATTACTGAACCTAAGCAATATCCTGATCAATATATACATCACGCACTAATACAGGTACTACAACCAATCTTTATGAGACATATGGATGAATATTGTTGTGGTAGTATTCAAGGACGTGGTACTCATAAAGGCAAGAAGGCTATTGAGAAATGGATTCGTACCGACAAGAAAGGTACTAAATATGAATTATATATTGATATTTATCATTTCTACGATAGCATCGTACCTAATATTATGATGGATAGAATGCGACATTTAATTAAAGATGGACAAACTCTTACCTTGATTGAAAACATTATTAAAGATGGTATTTCAATAGGTGCTTATACATCACAATGGTTTGCTAATACCTTCTTACAGCCATTAGATAAGCTTATCCGCAATAGTGGTTATGCCAAATATTATGTTAGATATATGGATAATCTGACCATATTTGGTAGCAATAAGAGGAATCTACGTAGGCTAAAGGTATTGATAGAGCAATGGTTACATGCGCATAGTTTAAAACTCAAGAGTGATTGGCAGATATTTGATACAAGTAAGAGGATACCAGATGCCATGGGTTTTAGGTACGGTAAGACCTATACCATACCACGTAAATATAATCTATTAAGATTGAAAAGATATATAAAGAGATATCGGAAACGGCGTGATGCTGGCAAATCGATATCTGCACAAATGGTAAGTAGTATTATGTCAAGACTTGGACAACTCAAACATTGTAGTAATAACAATATTTACAGTAGGCTCTTTCAAGGTGAGAAAATAATGTGCGAGTTCAGAAAGATACTTCGGCGTGATACTCTTAATACTAAACTCACGTGGGACAGTTTCTTAGAGTATTTTACTGAAAAGAAACTGACAATCGAAAGGAGGTAAATCTATGGATTCAAGCACTATCGACATTATTATTTCGGTCATAACAGGTGTATTCACAGTTCTTGGTGCTATTATTGCATCTACAGCTGGTAATAAGGGTCTGCATGACAAAATTCAGAATCAAATGAGGGTGGATCAGGCAGTAACAGACAACAAAATTGAAACTTTGACAGTGGAAGTAAAGAAGCATAATGATTTTGCCAGCCGAGTTCCCGTTTTAGAGGAACAAATGAAATCTACGGTACACAGGATCGAATCTATTGAAAAAAGAATGGAAAGAGAGGATTAGGTCATGAAAGAAATTTTAAGTAAACCGTTTGTCAGACGTGCAATTAGAACATTTATTCAGACAGCAGTTGGTTATGTTGCTGTTAATGTTGCAGTAACAGATTTTACTACTAAATCTGCTGTTATCGGATTTGCTGTTTCAGCTATTGCATCTGGTATATCGGCAGTAATGAACCTTAATGAGAAGGGAGACGAATAATCATGGTATTAAAACCTGATAAAACTTACAAATCACAATCCAACGGCATTGAGATGCCTGGTAAAAGAACAGGGCTTGTGGGATAACCGTACATAACACGGAGATAATTTACGTTTCGGGACAAATTTTTGAAAGTGAGGTTATTTTATGAAAAAGTATGGTATTGATGTGAGTTACGCTCAGGGGAAAATCGACTGGTCAAAGGTCAAGGTGGATTTTGCCATTATTAGAGCAGGCTTTGGAAGGGAAACATCACAGGAAGATAGTCAGTTCAAAAACAACTATGTGGGTTGTAAGATGAATAATATTCCCGTGGGTGCTTATTGGTACAGTTACGCCGAAAGCGTTGAAGATGCTAAAAAAGAAGCAAGAGCCTGTCTGGAAGTAATAAAGGGTAAGCAGTTTGAATATCCCATTTACTTTGATATTGAAGAACCGTTTCAGTTCTCCAACGGCAAGGATTTTTGCACGGCTATCACTAAAGCATTTCTTGAAGTCATAGAGGATGCAGGTTATTATGGCGGTATCTATTGTTCGTCACATTACCTGAAAAACTACATAGACAAAGACCTGAGGGAAAACAAAAGCGTATGGCTTGCAGCTTACACAGGTGATCTTGATATCAAGCCCGATTACAGTGAACAGTACGGTATGTGGCAGTACACGGGAAGCGGTAAAGCAACAGGTATCAGCGAAAAGGTTGATCTTGACCTCTGCTACTCAGACTATCCCACGAAAATCAAGTCAAAGGGACTTAATGGCTTCTCGAAAACAGACATTAAGGGAGATGCGAATAATGACGGCAAAGTCGATGTGAGAGATGCGGCTAAGATAGCTAATGAGCTGTCCAAAGGGAAGAACCTTCCCAAATCAGCAGATTACAATGGTGACGGTAAGTCCAACATCAGAGATGCGGCTAAGATAGCGCACGATCTGGCAGGTAACAGCGGTAAAAAGTCAGTTGACGAAGTTGCACGGGAAGTAATAGTAGGCGACTGGGGCAACGGGGCTGAACGAAAAGAACGTCTGACAGATGCTGGTTATAATTATGAAGCGGTTCAGAAAGAAGTCAATAGACTGCTTGGTTAATTGCGAATCGACTAATTGAACAAGCTTAAGCGTTGTTTCGCTGGTATGCGATTCGTCATATTAGCTTACAATCAATCGACATAGCCACGAAGCATTAACGAAATCACACGAAAGAAAGCGAAGCCGACAGGACGAGCGGACGGATAATAACAATTTTGGGCAGGAGTATTGAACTACCTGCCCATTATTTTACTGTGTTTCGCAGTATATCGATTCAAAGTTGGGATATCCATTCTTCCGAGCTTTTGTTTTGTATTTGCTTACAAATACTTCTTATTGCAGTTATTGATATAACTTGCAAGTGCCATGACCTTCAACATCTCCGTCCATCTCAGAACCACAGTATTTACATACCATATTATCATCTCCTTATATTAAATCGCCATTAACCCTAATATTGAGTGGTGTGCATTCTTCCCAAGACTTATCGTCACGTAATCTGAGGAACACCGCATTTCTGAATGATTTGACTGATTCCTGTATAGCTTCAATTTCGAAAACCTGTTTATTTGCGATCATCTTGTCGGCATTATTATAGATGTGTAATCTCATTTCATCACTCAGACCTGATGAACAATTACCACATTCAACTATTTTACCATCAATCAGGTGACCAAATCTAATAGAGCCAAAAAGTTTTTCATTCTTGCCCGTACCCTCATTAAATCCAAGAATGAATACATCATGTGTGATTTTCTTCTTGCCCTTAATCCAGTTATTAGCTGGCTTCTTGCCTGGGATATATAATGCATCTTCTCTCTTAATGATGATACCTTCACCACCATTAGTCACGATCCTATTGAATACCTGTCGGGGATCTTGTGTAGTAAATTCCTCTGTCAGCCTTACATATCCATACGGATCAAGTGGTTTGATTATATTTTCATATACCCATACAAGAACCGCTCTTCTGAGTCTATGTGGCTCATTGATTAATGATTTGCCATATATTGATCTGATATCAATGAGCATATAATGAAGTAAGCCATTATGACCATGTTTCTCGAATTCATCTTTGGCTCTTGCTTGCGCTCTTTCGGCTGTACAACCCATAATTGTGGTCACATCATCGCTAATACCACCAAGCTTATATAATTCACCATGCAGATCAGCACCACATGTTTCATATACTGCTTTCATGATTTTTGCAAGATGTGGTATCCTATCAGTTTTCTCAACAGGCATACCCTTACTTCCTACTGCCGAAGAAAGACTCTTACTAAAGAATTTGCCATCAGTATTCAGATAAGAGTATCCGTCATATTTTTCTTCTGTGGTGTATGACAGGAGATTGATGTTTATATCATCTGCCTTAACCTTTCCATCAAGGTAAAGCTGTTCAATCTTTTCCCTGTCATGATTAGCCTTATCTGATGCGAGCTTGCTAAATTGTTTCATTCTCAGATAAGACTGCTCTGTGAGTATCTGATTGATAATCTTTTTCAGATTCTCAGGTTTAGTGTGCTGTGCACCCTGTGCTAAAATTAATTCCATTATTTTCACTCCTTATTAATTATCACATCCGTAGTTATCATCTTGCCGTTCTACCAATCTTGCATTTATCTGCTCAAATGTCTTAGACTTGAAATAGTATCTGAGTGTCACTATAAATCCAGGATTGGTGAAATTGGTCAGCATATATGTACAAGCTTTATCACAGATGCTATTCCAAAATGCATGTGTTTTATTACGGTCTTTATTATGACCTCTGATATGTTTGAAGTTAAAGCCCATGTGCCATGACATTTTCTGCAACTCCGTCCATAAATCTACATTCTGTACTGGTTTGTTAGTAGATGTTTTCCAGCCGTTATTTATCCACTTCTCTAAATAAGCAGGATCTGTATAACCATTCACCAGATAACTACTGTCGCTGATAATTTCGATATCCGACATATTGCGTACATTAGCATGTTTCAGTCCTTCGATTACTGCCATCATTTCTGTTCTGTTATTGGTAGTATTAGAAATGAACTCACAACATACATCAACAAATTCTCTATTGTCAGTCTTGAATAAGAATGCATATGATCCATCGCCCTTACGCTTGCCAGCATTATAACAGCCACCATCTGTATACATTACATATTCATGCGGATTTTCTGTAGGCATTATGGCTCACAACCTTTCCAATTTTTAACACCCTCTATCATCCATTCTTCAGGTTTATATCCATTTTCACAGCACATACGAGCCATATTTGCGGAACATTTACTAAATCTACATACACGATAAAGGAATCTCTCAAGTATCATAAGGAATACTTCATCATTGCCATCATCAGAACCATTCCAACCATATGACCTATCATCAACATACATATGCGCATAAATTTTTCTACCATCATATGCGTATGGTGCAAACTGTATTGAGGTATTGATAGCATCAAATGGTATTTCATACTGATTGAGCCAATCAACCATCGGCTTAAGATGGTCAACACCACAGTATCTATCTCTTGAAGTCCAAATTATAATTTTGATACCGAGCTTATGCATGAAGTTAATAACTTCTTTTGCCCATAATCTTGGCTTACCACCAACTGGATATGTATCCTGCCCAAGTACGCTGATTGTATCATCGAAATCTATGGCAATAATTGGGAAGATTGCATTATCTTTCGGTTTTATCCTCTTCTCTTCCATATGTTTGTATCTCCTTAACCGTTGAAATTTGCTTGATATTAAATATCTTACTCCCAGGGAATAGATCTAATATCCTCTTAATTCTGGGTTTCTCCCATGGTTTTGTATATTCCATCATTTTCTCCATTCTGCGATTTAGGCGATCACTAATTCAAGCAACCGCCCATCGCTATGTTGATTACACCTGATTGATTGTGATTTCGCAGTACGGTCTGTTCTTATATGTGCCGATTCCCTTAACTACCGCAGTAAACTCCTCATATTCGTCCATCAGCGGTGCGATGATTGAAGTATATTCCTTGCCGATATATCCGATCTGCTTATCATCTGCCAGTACCTTTACAGCATTCATATCGTACTTATTATCCTTCTCACGCTCAAGGGTAATTGTGATTTCCTCAGGCTTCTTGACCTCAGCCAATTCCTTGATGATTGTACTTCTCTTTTCACCTGTGTCTTCATTTGTGAAGGTAACACCTACCACTTTGAGATCAACATTCTGAATTTTCATCTTTCTTCTCCTTTTCAATTCATTTTCCATTGCGATGATATTGTCATGACAGAAATCATCATGAGCACTACCATCAATTTGCCTACGTAACATTGCGATTGTATTGGTAAGATGAAGATCAGTCATATCCTTGATTGCGATATATTTGCCATTACTCATCTTCCAATGTGTTACTGGATTGGTTTTATACATGCTCTTAATGGTTGACTTGAACTGGTCAAGTGTAAGAGTTTTGTTACCAATCTTTACACCATGAGTTTTGTAATACTCAATGTCATGCTTAATAGCTGTATCCATCGTCATTAACCGCCTTTCATCTGTCATATGACCTGTTCAAGATCAACTATTAAGTACCTCTTCCTTATAACCTAATACACCTATAGATTCGATATATTCAATAAGGTAATCATTAAGTGCTATCATCTGACCTAATTCTATAGTTACCTCATCATATCCTTCCCTTATATGCATGTATACTTTTGTCATACCTGGGTATTTATCGAATTCCTGTTTAAGTTGTATTAGTTCAAATACATTGTCGGGATCATTCAATTTGATGTGACACTCAGGACAGTCTCTTATTCCCTCATTAGTCATTCGCCTGATATATTCTACCTGTATGGTTACATTTCCTTTATATTCATTACGCTTACCTTTCATAACTACTGGTTCATTTTCTTTTATGTATGGTAAGCAAGATTCATAAATTCCAGGGAACATTGTGCCCTCATATGTCCTATAGGCTGTACCAATGGTGACAAATCCCATAGCCTTGCCCTTATTCCTACCCTCTTTTTTGATGATGGTTTCATGACAGCTTTCTACAAATCCAGCTATATAGACCTCATTTGGTAGTAATTCATCGTCCACATTCTGTATTGCATTCCACCGCCTGATTTCATCTTCGTATTTGTCGATTGGGTGAGCACTAATATAATATTTGAGTATTTCCTTTTCCCACAATGAATATTGTATAGGATCGTCTTTGTCTTTAGTCACATCAAATGATCCTGCTCCATTTTCCCATCTGGATAATGCTTCTTCGGCTGTCGGTATGGGTGCTTTCGCATTTTTTCTCCTACGGAGTTTATTGAGTGCATCGCATAATGCTGGCATAGTAGCCACCAAAGTTGCTCTACAATCAAATTCTGTATCGCTATATTGATTTTGTAATATAGAATCAAATGCACCACATTTAGCAAGATTTGTCATTACTGTTTTATTCAATACAGTTGGTGGTATACGTAATCTGAATTCTTCTACGCATCCATATTCACCATTCTGTTCTCTATCCTGTATGACAAGAGTTGCTCTTTCACCAAACTGCTTCACCGCACCCAATCCAAATCTGATTATTGATGGATTTGTCATTACGAAATCCGAGAATGACTCATTAATATCGGGTGGGAGTAATTGTATCTCGTGATT